AGACGCGCCCGAACTGCTGCAGCATCCAACCCCGCCGCAACGTATTCAGCGCTGAACTCCGGTAAACGAGCCGCCACGCAGAGATCATTCACGGCCTTGGCACGTGCCAACCCGGCCAAGACGATCTCTTCGCTTTCGAGCTGGGTCGAACTGAGCAACGGCTCGACCAGATTGGAGATGCCCGCCGCCGTGCAGCGCTGGGAGATCATCAGTGCCAACTTGGCCGAATCGACCACCGGCGGCACCAATGGCGGATCGACCGGATCCAGCTCCAGATCCGGATCCGCTTCCGGTGGCTCGTCGAGCTGGGCCAACAACTCAGCCGGCGTATGCTGGTAACGCTGCAACACACCACCTTGGCCAAGGCAGGCATTGACCTTAATGCCGTCGCCGACTTCATCGGCCAAGCCCAAGGCCACGGCCTCATTCGCGGTGAGCCAGGTTTCAGCGGCAACCAGCCGTCGCAGTTCGACCTCATCGATTTCCGGCGCCTTCGCTTTGTAGGCTGCGATGATCGCCTCCATCGTCTGGTCGAGTGCATCGGCCACCTTGCGAAAGTCTTCGGCATCCCCGCTGGCGTAGGTCCAGGGGTTGTGAATCATCAACATGGCATTGGCCGCAATCACAACCTTATGCGCGCCGCACACCGCCACGCTGGCGGCACTGGCGGCCAGCGCATCAACACGACCGGTGCAACGCTCACCCAGACGCGACAACGCGTTGTGCATAGCCAGCCCGTCGAACAAATCGCCGCCGATGCTGTTGAACGCCGCGATCACCGGCGATACACCGTCATCCATGGCCCGCAGGTCTTGCACGAACTGATTGGCCGTAATGCCCCAGGTACCGATCTCGCCATAGACAAAGACCTCAATCACCCGCTCGGCAGCTTCGCCGCTGGCCTGCACGGCATACCAGGTTTTGTCCTGAACCGGCACACGCTGGCCGGCGCGGTTGTAAATGCGCGGTCGCGCTTTTTTGCTCATGGTTGCTCCTTGTCGTCGTTGGTGTCGACGGCATCCAGGGTGTTGTAGTTGAGGCCCAGTTTCGTGGCCCGTGCCAGATCGGCGGCGTTTTCCTGATCGACCGTTTCAGCGTCGTAGCCGGTGCGCAGAACCATCTCGCTGCGTGAGGCAAAGCCGGCCTGCACTTCCATCCGCCGGGCTTGCACGTCCTGCACCGGCTGGATGTAGGCCCAACCTTGCGGCACCCAGCGGGTACGCAAGTAGTCGCGGCGTTTCTGCGCGTAATCGCCCAGCACCAGGACACCCGACAACACGGCCATGTCCATCCAGGCGGCCCGCACTGGGCGGCAGAGCTGGTGGACGTAAACGCCGAATTGCAGTTGTTCCAGGCGGCGCCGAAACTCGTTGAGTACCACTCGCAGCGCTCGGTCGTTGATGCCGCGCATGTCGCCGGTGAGGATCTCGTAAGGTGTGCCGGACCCCGCTGCTGCAGCCATTAGTTGCTGCCGCATGAAGTCGGGGTAGTTGTTGCCCGCGTCCGGTGGCTTGGAGAACTCCACCTCTTCACCTGGCCCCAGTTCCTGCATGGTGCCGGGTTCAAGGGCAACCATCGGTGTGAAGCCATCACGATCCAGACTCAACGGCGCGCCGGTCACCGGATCTCTGGGTACAGGCCCAGACTCCTGCGTCGGTCGCTTGATAAAGCCGGCAAACAGGTTGGCCACTTCCTGGCGAAACAATACGGCGTCGTCGTAATTGTCGAGACTGCGCAGACGCTTGAGCACCGGTGACAATCGCGGCACGCCGCGCAGTTGACCGGGCTCCACCGGTTCAAAGATGTGCAGCACCTGGGAGGCAGGCACTCGCACCAATTGGTTATAGCCAGCGTTCAGCGACGCCGCATCACGCGGATGCGAGAGGTACATCCAGTACGCCACGCGCTTGCCGCCGGGGTTGAACTCGATTCCGGCGCGGATGGTGTTGCCGGTTTTAGTGCTCTCATACTTGTCGTGCGGGACAAACTCCGGCGCCAGAATTTGCAGCTGCAGCGGAACCGCCAATCCCTCGTCCAGGCTGCGCGGTCGTAACCGCACAAAGCACTCACCCGAGGTTTCAACCGTGCGCGCCACCAGGCCCTGCTGGCCGTAGAAATCGGTACGATCATCCGCATCCGATTCATCGACCCAATCGCCCCACAGCTCCTGCAGCAACTTGCGTAAAGCATCGTCGTCAGTGGTCGGCCGTGGGGTGATGCCCGTGCCGATCAAGTTGCTGACGCGCTTGTCGATCACGTTGAAGGCATACGGGTCATTGCGAACCGCTGCCCGAGAGCGCGAACGCAGGTTGCGCAATGCCGGGGTGTTGATGCTGTTGATCCCGTTGTCGGGAGCATCCCAACCAGTGGAGCGCCGGCCCTCCCCGGCGCCTTCGTAACTGGCTTTGATGTTCGACGGCAACACGAATCCGTTACGGGTCAGAGTCGGAAAGTGTCGGGCCATTTAGAGTCCTTTGCCCCCGTGGTAGAGCCGAACCGCACGCGAACGCGGTCCGGCAGCGTTGACCAGCGACGAACGAATCTCTTCGCGTGCCCTGAGCAGTTCGTCGACCGTGCGGTACTCCACGGTACGATCGGTGTAACGCACGGTTTTCTCACCGCGAGCGATGGCCGCCTCAACCGCGTCGAGGTGCTTCTGGGTAAATGACATATCAGCGTCTCTTCAGGTAACCGCTGGTGGAACTGCGGCGTTGAGGTGGTGTTGCTGCGGGGCGCGTTTGAACGACCGGAACAGCGGGTGGTGACGCCGGTTGCCGAGTCGATGTTGCTGGATCAGAACTATCGACCCGTTCGCCTTGAACGGGCTTGATGCCCAGGGCTTCGTCAAACAGTCCGGACTGCGCCAGGGACTGACGCACGCGCTCCCAGTCGTGCTCCTTGTAGCGATTCAGGCCCAGGTAATGCGCCATGGCCAGGCAATACACCATCAGGTCGAGCGCTTCGTTGCGCTCGGCTTTGCCCTTCACCCATTCGATGCGCTTGTGACCGCGCACGTAGCGCGCGACTTTTCGCTCTGCGACGCACTGATCGAAGAAGTCATCCGGCAGGTCATTGGCAAAGTGCAATGCGCCCGGCCCGGATTCGAACGGGTAGCGGTTGTAGATCCAGTCCTTTGCCGTGTCGGTACCGACGAACCACAGCTCGGCACCATTGCGTTCGGTCTGGCCTTTCCAGGTCACGTCGACCATCGATGGGCGTTGAGCAATGACCGGCTTGCCGGGTTTGCTCGCGCCTTTGATGGCGAACACGTTGCGCCAGCGACGAACACGGCAGAACTGATAAACCTCATCGGTGTGGTGACCGCCGGAGTCGACAGCGGTAGCCAGAATGCCCAACCCAACACCGCACGGATGGCGATATTTGGCCTTGAGTAATTCATCCAGCGCCGCCCAGGTGCGTTCGTCGGCGGGATCGCCCGAAACTATCTGGAAATCAACGATCCAGCGCTCCATGCCGGCACCCCAGCCCATGGCCATAAATTCCAGCCGGTTGGCCTGAACGTCGACGGCCCCGGTGATCATCAACACTGCCGCCGGCATTGAGCCGAGGGTGTAACCTTCCAACCGCGCCCGCTGCCTGAGCACGTCCGCTTTGGTCTGCTCTTGCGCCGCGTCCCAAACCTTCGCCAGACGGGTGTTATAGAACACCTGCATGGGTTCAAGATCGCCTTTGGCCTGGGCCTTTTTGGCCTTCTCGAATTGCTTCGCCAGTGACTTCCAGTCCATCCAACCCAGCGGCGAATACAACGCATTGAGGTGGAAGCCTACCGTCTCGCCGTCGCCTTCGGCGTGAGCGCGCCATTCGCCGTTGGCAAGCATTTCGCCCTTGTGGTACTCCTCAATCAGCACATCACAGTCAGGTCCGGCGCACTGGTAATGCACCACGCTGAAGTCCGGCGAGTAATGCAGCCGCTCCCACTCAAGGATTTGCATGTGCCCACACGTCGGGCATGGCACGTAGTAGTGACGCTGGTCGCTGCCATCGAACAGGTCGGAGATTCGCGAGGCACCTTTGATCGTCGGCGAGCTGGAGAAGTAGAACTT